TACTAGAATTGACCGCTTAGCTAGAAGTACAACTGACTTCTTGGATATTGTTGACCGCGCTAACAAGGGTGGTTGGCGATTGATTATGTTGGACTTGAATCTTGATACCAGCACGTACCAAGGGCGCTTTGTTGTGACAGTGATGTCGGCTCTTGCGGAGATGGAGCGTGGGATTATCGCTGCTCGTCAGAAGGATGTTCATAAGGATCGCCGTGACCGCGGAGTTGTATGGGGTGTGGATATGGGTCCAAAGAACAAGACTCCATTGGAAGTTAAAGATCGTATTTTAAGCTCTAGGATTAAAGGACTGTCTTACCGTGAAATAGCAGACGCCCTTAATGCTGATGGGATTCCTACGCAGAATGGTCGAAAATGGCATCCGTCAACGGTGAAGAATATAGTAGACGCCCTTACTGTAGAGGAATCAGATGGCTCGGAAGAAAAAGGTAGTTAGTTCAGGACCTAAACCGAATGATGGTTGGGTCTATACAACTGAGCTGCAGATTAATGGACGCAATGTGTCTCCGGGTACAGAGTTAAAGATTGCTGGAGAGCGTGGACGCTTTCGCTTTATTCAGGTGGTTAATACTGGAGAAGTTGAATGGGTTGATGTTTGGGGTGGGCCCAAAGGAGCTGAGACTTGCAGAAGCTTCTATATGCATAGAATTAAAAGAGTGCACTATAAAAACCAAACTGTTGGTAATCTAGCACTAGAGTACAAAGCTAAAAAGACTTTCTTAAAGAATGAAAATAAAGTAAAGGAATTTAATGATTGATTTAGATGCAATTAAAAATGCTGGTTATAAGTATACGGAAATTGATACTGACATCATTATGGTCCATGACTTCTTAACTACTGATGAGCTGGACTATCTATACTCTATGGCCTCTAATGCTAGTGAAGAGGACTGGTCTAGGGCTTATATGAATAAAACTAAAAAAGCATTTGAAAATCAGACTGAATATTCAGATCTAGATACCTATATTGCAAATGACCCTAACCAGTGGAAGGATAAAATTCTTAGGTTAGATAGTGATCAAGTGATTGATGGTATCTCCGGAAAAGTCTCCAACCTTATTACAAATAACCTCGAGTTGCATCGTTTTAATGCAATACAGCGTCACTATCCTGGCACTAAATTAGATGAGCATTGGGACCGAGATCGTAAGCCAGGATTAAAATATGCCTCTGTGATTTATATAAATGATGACTATGAGGGCGGGGAGTTGTATTTTCCTACTCGTGGCATCCAGGTTAAGCCTAAGGCTGGCAGCTTAGTTATTTTTGATTCTGGCCCTGAGTATATCCACGGAGTTAGCGTTGTAGAAGGCACTAAAACTAGATACGCATCTGTTGCTTTTTCGTGGAGTAAAGAAGAATAACTAATGACTACTTTTGCTTTGCTCGGTAGAGGGCATGTCGGTAGCAATGTAATTAGGATGATGCTGGAGTCTGGCTATGATCTTAAAACAGTAGGCGTACTTAATGATGATAAACCTAATATATATCCAGTTGCTGTAACTACTGATATCGATTCAATACTGGAAGATGAAACGATAGACGCCCTTATTGAAGCCATCCCTAATGACATCGAATCATTTGATTATGTGAGTAAAGCATTGATTTCAGGTAAGACTGTGATCACGTGTAATAAGAAATTAGTATCTCGATATATTGATGATTTGGGTAAGGTTGCTGACTCTGTTGGTTCTGTGATTTATTTGGATTCAATAACTGCTCCTTTAGAAATAATTGATGGTGGTTTAACGCATAAAAACATCTCTAAGTTCAAGCATGATGAGCTGTATTGCTTTAGGGGCGGTGGTGGCCTAGAAACTGCAGAAGCCATAATGAGAGATGTAGGTAGAGTCTCTCTTCTGTGATACTCTATCCAAAACGAGACTTAGCTCAGCTGGTTAGAGCCCCTGACTCATAATCAGGTCGTCGTGGGTTCAAGTCCCACAGTCTCGACTGGGCTTTATATATAATTTGCAATTTTTATTGAAAATTGGTATAGTTGTTGAAATACCTAAGAAAGGGTTATCAATGAAGCTACTTGAAGGAATTTTTCACTCAAACGCCGTGGCAGTATCCCTAGTTGCCCTATTGGCGTACTACACTGATGCAATGTTGATTGCTGCTATTTTATTTAGTTTGGCAATTATTACTGAAGCATGGGTAGTTTTATTCAAAGACGAGTATGATTATGGTGATCGTATGGAATTGCTCGCTCGTAAAGTGCGACGTAAAGTTCAACGAGTCCAGCGCAAGATTGAGAAAGAAAAGAGAGATCAATACCTATGCAGCAAATGCAAGGCGACGACACCAGTGATGAGCTAATTATTTCTAAGATTGGTTCTGCTGTTCATGCTGCTGTGGCTGCCAAAGATAGCCTACATGCTGCTATTGCAGAAGCAGTAGACGCCTCGACTACTTTTGGGTATGAGCTTGGCGCTGAAGATAAGCGCAATGAGATTATTGAACTATTCAAAAAAAATAATAGCTCTTGTTCAGAATGGGCAATTAGTGTGATTGAGGGTCGTCATGCCACTACCAAAAAAGGTTAAAATCGGAACTCAGGTCTTTAAGATTATTGAGCGATCTCGCCAGGATGATGGGATGCTTAACGATGATACATATGGATACACTCTAGAGACCGAGAATCTAATTGTGCTAGACGCCACTATTGCTCCTAGCAGAAAGCGACTAACTCTTTGGCATGAAATTATGCATGCTGCTCGAATGATTTATGATACTTCTGTAACTCCTAAGAAAGTAGATACTTTTGATGTGTGGGAGCACTACTTTATTGGGATATGGGAAGAGTCGCTTCTTCTTGTATTGAAAGATAATACAGACTTAGTTACATATTTGACAGAAGACAATTGATTACATAATGACAAAGTTAAAGGTTGGATCACTATTTAGTGGTTACGGCGGTTTGGACATGGCTGTTGCTCGGGTGTTCAATGCCGAAGTTGCATGGCATTGTGAGTGGGATGCAGCTCCATCTAAGATTTTAGAAGACAATTTTCCAGACGTCCCTAACTACCGCGATGTTTCTAAAGTCAACTGGAAAGAAGTTGAACAAGTAGACATTCTCTGCGGTGGATTTCCATGTCAGGATCTAAGTCTGGCTGGCAGTCGTGCTGGTCTAAAAGAGGGAACTCGCTCTGGCCTCTGGTCTGAGTTTGCAAAAGCAATCGATACAATCAAGCCTAAATATGTTGTGATCGAAAACGTGAGAGGATTGCTAAGTGGAAAAGCATATAGCGACGTGGAACTCGGAGAAGAGTATTTGGTTGCAAAATCAGGAGAGCCAGCTCTCAGGGCCATGGGTGCTGTACTCGGCGACCTGGCCGAGCTGCGGTATGACTGTCGATGGCAGGGCGTATCAGCTTCCGAAGCGGGGGCTCCCCATCAACGCTTCCGAGTATTCATCCTTGCAATTCGACGAGATTCCTGATGAAGCAATGCTTCGCACTCCTTCGGCAATTGAGGGTCAGGGCGGGGCGATTCGTGAAGATGTAGCTCGTGCTAAGAATCGTATGTTAATGGTTCGTGATCAGATGGCTCAACTTGCTCAGGAGAATGGGCTTAAAGTTTCTCCTGCACTTCTTCCAACGCCATTGACACGTGATCACAAAGATGGATCTGCTGCTCAGACTCGTAATGGAAAAATTTCTACTGATACTATCTCTCGTACTATTTTTAACTCTGGAGAAATAAATAATGAGAATCTTAGCTGGGGAAAGTTTGAACCAGCTATCCGCCGTTGGGAAGCGATCTTAGGTCGTCCCGCACCTAATCCCACAGAACCTTCTGGTAAAGATGGTGCGCATCGCTTGAGCCCGGCGCTTTGCGAATGGATGATGGGGCTCCCCGAGAAATGGATAGTCGGACATGGTCTTAAGAGAGCAGAAGAGCTTAAACTCGCCGGAAACGGGGTATGCCCCCAGCAGGCAATTTTGGCTCTAACCTTGCTGACTCAGGGGCTGGATATCTAAAATATCAAGTTTTAACTTATATAATAAACTAATTGAAATCACTTAAACATATTGGAGAGAAAAATGGCAATTATTCAAAATGAAGTTTTAAACTCGCTAGCAATTATTAAAGTTGCTGTACCGGGGGAAGCATCTAGCCAGCACCGTGGTGTAGTTTCTGCTATCGACGACAAGACAATTACTATTAGCCAGGATGGCGACAATGGTGCAGTAGTCTCTACTCGCTATAGCTTGGATTATGTGGTATTGGTTCAGTGGCTATCTACACCAGCTACAGCTCCGGTCGTGGCTCCGGTAGAAGAATCTGCTGAAGTTTAAGACTAGGCTAAATTATTAAATACATAGCTCTAAGTGGAGTTGCTCGTTCTGGTAAGGATTCAATAGCAAACCACTTAGTTAGTAACTACGGCTATATTCGTATGTCTTTTGCTGATCCTATGCGAGAAGCTTTATACCGTTTAGATCCAAATATTGATGTAGATGGTTATGAAATGAGACTGTCCAAGGCGATAGATTTAATGGGCTGGGAGCAATTAAAATATTCTAGCCAAGATCTTCGTGGTCTGATGCAACGTATGGGTACCGAGGTTGGTAGAAATATGTTTGGTGAAGATTTCTGGGTAGATGCGGCACTTAAGCGAATCCCGGCTGGATCTAAAGTTGTATTTACTGATGCTAGGTTCCCTAATGAAGCTAATGCCATTAAGGAGTTAGGCGGAGAAGTTTGGAGAATTGTGCGTCCAAATGTAGAGCGTCCTAATGACCATGTATCAGAAACCTCTTTAGATACCTATGAATTTGATCGAATCATCTCTAATGATGCGGACCTGAGTAAGCTATATAAATTGGTTGATTTGGAACTTGACAAATAGTTTTTAGACGCCTATAGTTTAGGCATGAAGAAAAAACTGATTGTCGGAGCCCTAGTTGCTTCGCTTACTTTAACCGCTGTTCCTGCCTATGCTGCTGTTTCGTCTTGGGGCATAGATCGCCTAGATGGTGTCATCGATGGTTCTTACTCTGTTCCTTATACCGGCACTGGAGTTACTGCATATGTCCTAGATACTGGTGTTGCTCTATCAGACCCTGGATTTGGTGGACGCGCCTCTGGTGACGTTGACTGCAATGGACACGGTACCCATGTTGCCGGAATTATTGGATCCTCTCAGTATGGTGTTGCAACTGGTGTAAAGATTGTCTCGATTAAAGTTGCAGACTGTAGCGGTACTGTATATTCGAAAGATCTAATCGCCGGCATTGATAAAGTGCTTGCCATGAATAAGGGTCCTGCTGTTGTAAATATCAGTATTGCTCTCGGTAAAAGCGCTACTGTAGACGCAGCTATTGATCGTCTTTATAACGCTGGAATTCTTCCAGTAGTTGCTGCTTCAAATACAAACTCTGATGCATGTCAGTGGAGCCCCTCTGGAGCTCTGAATGCGTTTACAGTTGGGGGCACTAACATGAATGATCAGCGTACAAATACTTCTGCGTTTGGTGATTGTGTTGATATCTTTGCTCCGGGTGGATTGATTACTTCTGAAGACTGGCAAAATCCAACTGCTTCAAAAGTAATGACTGGTACCTCGATGGCTGTTCCGCATGTTGTTGGCGTAGCTGCTTTGTATCTACAGAAAAATCCAACTGCTAAGCCGATAGAGGTTGCTAATGCTTTGCGTGCCGGGGCTGAGGCCGGGGCTGTTATTGATGCTAAGTCAGCAAATGGAAATTACCTATTAAGTACTAAGTTTTTAAATACTCTTTATTCTGCTCCAGTTGCTAGTCCTATAGTTTCGGAGGTTCCTGGAAAGGTATTCAATTTAGCTGCTGTTTCTGGAGTAGCTATCGGCACCTATAAACTTTCATGGTCAGCTCCTACTAATTTCTTGAAAGCTGGAATTATTGGATACAAGATTGAAAGTAGCTCTACCGGATCAGTGTGGTCTTTGATAAAAACTACGACCACGCCAGATGTATCAACTACGATCTCAATCGCTGGGTATTACAGAGTAACTGCCATTGGGGCTCTTGGTATTGGCCCAGCGAGTCTTACCTTAAGGGTGACAGCTAAATAATGAAATCTCGTTTTTATATCTATAGCGCGATGCTAGTCCTACTGGGATTTGGTATCGGTGCAAATGCAAGTACAACTATTTATGTTCCAACTCCTCCTCCAGGGATATCTAATCTTGTAGATACTCCAACTGGAGTAAAGGTGTCCATGGGATATAAAAAAGTAATTGTCTCGTGGGATCCGGTTTCAACTCCAATTCGATATTACCGCGTGGAGTCTACCTGGGAGGGCGCTAGTAAATGGTATGGAGGTCCGGTAACTACTAAAACTTCTATAAGCCTAAACTTACCAACTAAAAATATTTTAGTTACCTATCATGTAGTTGCTGTTGGATATAAGGGACTTAGCCTACCCAGCGAATCTGCATCAATCATAGTAAAGTAGAAAAATGTCAAAACAACTTATAAATATTGATATCCCTCAGGAAGATGTTTATCGTCTTCTGACTGCGCTAAAGCTTGCTGAAGTTCATTACAGCAACACTCAGCTGTGGGAAGCAAGCTCTTATGCTCATAAGCTTCACCTCCGTTTAAAGAAGCAGATTTTTGATTTCGTGGAGGTAGAAGATGAATACTAGAGAACACCGTGGTATAGATATCGGAACTAGCTCTGGCACTCACTTGCACGTCGGGTCTTCTGGCCCAAGCGTAGGTGGTGTGGGTGTGTGGAACGGAACGGATTGGGTTGGAATGTCTCCTCGTACCGCGACTCTCATGCCTACTGCAATCGATGCTGTTAAGTCTTGGGCAAACAAAATTGCTACTGAAGATAATGACATCATCCAGATTCGTAAGAAAAATGGCATCCTCTATGTGATGAAAGCTGAAGTTTGTATGCCTGCAACGTGGTACCGCCTTGACCCTAAAGATGAACCAGTAATTACTGACGTGCATGGAAAGATTCTTGAAGAAAAGCTTGGCAATCCTAATGCAGAAATTGTAGACGCCACTACTGTTGAAGTAAAACCAGAAGAGCCAGTGGTTCTTAATGCTCCAGTTGGTTGGTACCAGGATGAGAAGGCTGAGCTGTTCTACTATGAAGGTGAAGGCCACTGGCGTGAAGTTGACTTAAAAACTAATAAAAAGCTAACTGAAGCTGTAGTCTCAGGTAGTCTAGAGTACATTGGCTAGGAGATCATATGACAACTAAAGAAATGATTAATGAGGTTCACGCTTTAGTAGCTGCTGCAGTTAAAGTTGAGAATGATCGTATTGTGGCATTACTAGAGAGCTTTGCTTATATAGATGATGGCGGTCAGGAAATGATTACTGAGTATAAGTCAGAGCTAATTCAACTTGTCAAAGGGAGAAACAAATGAGTGACGAACTTAAGCACTTTGAAAAAATAAGTCACCTTATAGATTCAATGGGTATTACTGAGCCACCCAAAACTTCTTTTGAATTTGGTGTAGAAGCTGAGAGAGAACGCATTATCAAGTTGTTAGAAGAATGGCGCGATGGATTGCTGAGCCTTTATGACTTGCCAAATGTTGTTATTAGTGTCAGAAGTATTGACGGCCTAATCGAAATTATCAAGGGAGAAACAAATGAGTGAAGAGCGTTTTTGGGAGTTAATGGATGCTATTGCTTGGGAGATTGATGGATATCCTGAAAGCGATTTTCGTAGCTCCGTAGCCCGTGCAAAGATAATTATTAAAGAGCGCGATCAGAGAGCCGTTGATAATGAAGATTAGGTTTGAAAATAATGGCTAAATTTGGATGGTGTTTGACTAATCAGCATTCTAGCTGTATCGTTTCAATAAATGAACTTAACTGTACATGCGAATGTCATTTAGAAAAAGACGAGTAGACATAAATAAATAGATGAGTGAAATAGTACGGAATATGCCAACTAGCGAGTACTTGTCAGATCGTGATTTAGAGATGCTTGCTTTAGGTAGATCTTTTGAGCGTAGTGACATTCTTAAGCTGTTAAAAAAATCGGCGCAAGATAATATTGCTAATTGCACTGAGCATTCTATACAAGTTGGTTTTATGATTGAAGCTATTAATAAGAAAAGAGAATCTAATGACAGATAAAAATAAAAAAGAACTAGCTGAAGTAGATGCAATTATGACTCGTCTAGAGAAACTGACAGACGGCTTAGAAAATAATATAGAAAGATTATTGCAAATTCAGATGGATATTGAGTTTTGGCAGATAGTTAGTACTGAATTTTTGCCTTCTAATGATAAAAAATAAAGTTTTATTTAAGTAAAAATCTGCTATTATTAAAATATTTAACCGTATAGGCACTAAATAACTTAGTTGCATTAATTAATTAAACTGCTATCATTTAAATTTTTTTGCGCACTGAGCTCTGTTAAAAATTTTTACTGTATGATAAATACATAAAAGGTCTAAGCTATTTTTGGAATAGGAATATAAGTGAACGAACGCTATCTTCGTAAAGTCCAAAAAGAGCGCCATATGTCTAATATTATGATTATGATCCTCAATAATCCGATCTTTAAAAATCTGGCTGAGAAGGATCGTAAAGTTATGGCAAAACTTATCTATAAAGCTGAAATGATTGAAGTTCATGTTCGTGATAAGAGTCTAGCTCGTATAAACGTGTCTTTTCAGGATATAATTAACTCTATAAATATGTCCCTAGATGACTTAGAAGTAGACGTCAAATATGAAGATGACGATGATTTTTTAGATCCAGACGAGGATAACTTTAAATAATTAGTACTAGAATATAGTTGCCAGGATTACTTATGTAGTCTAAATGTTTAGGCAAAAAGAAAGCCCCCAACGGGAGAGTGGGGGTTTTCTTATATCTAGATCTACTTAGCTTTTACTCTAGACCAAATTCGCTCATGTAGGTAGAACACTACTGACTCCCAGAGAAGTTCAGCGGATGCAATTAGCGCTGCAAAATCAAGACGATGTGTTATTAGATAGGCAACTACTCCTGCAATAGTCAGATGTAGAAAGTGCCAGCTTATAGTCTTATAAAGACTTCTTTTTCTAGTATCCATGTCTATAGTCTATCTGTTTTAAAGATTTATTACTTTGGCCCAGGTTAGGTTTCCGAAGACACCATCAGCAACATATTTGTTGTCCTTCTGGAGTTTGATAACAGCCTTTTTTAGCTTGCCATCATAGACGCCGGTAGGAGTCTGACCAAACTTAGCCTGAACGTAAGCAACGTAGTTGCTCTTGTCTCCTGGCTTAATCTTTGGACGGACTGAAAGATCAATCTTTAGGATCTCTGAGTGATCGTCTACTGGAGCTGGAGCTGCGGGTGCTGAAACCGGAGGCTCTGCAATAGTTGCAACTGGGTCAGTTACTGCAACTGGGGCTGCCGCTGGGGCTGCGTCACCTGCTGGAGCTGGCTTTGAATGTGCATCGATCCACTTGAATGGGTCCATAAGCTTTGAACGATCTGCAAGGTGGCAGTCTTTTACTTTACCCATTGCAACGTGAAGGTGAGCACCAGTTGATGCTGAGCCTGATGGGGTCTTCTTACCGCCACCAACTTTACCTACAACGTCACCAGCCTTGATAACTTCGCCCTTGTCAACTTCAACAGTCTTTGGTGCGATGTGTGAGTACTGAGTGTAAACGCCATCTGCTGCAAGAACTTCAACTACCCAGCCAAGAACGTTTGACCAGAATACGTTTGTTACTTTGCCATCGCAAAAAGCCTTGATTGGGCTAAGCTCCTTTGGAGCCCAGTCGCCACCGCGGTGTGGGCGACCATTGCGGTATGGAGCTAGATTGCCGAACTCGTCGCCACGTAGCTTCTTACCGAACCAGTCGGTGTATTGTACGTATTGCTTTGGCTTTGCTGATGCTGCCATTTTTCTCTCCTCTGAGGATATTAGTTAGATGTTGAGGCTAATTGAGCCATTTTGTTTTGTGCATAGACTCGACGATATCCGCTCTTATACCCGTGCTGGTAGGACTGAAATTCCACTGGAGTCTTAAACTTGCCAGCGTAATAGTCCTTTGCAGACTTATATGCTTCAGTTGCTAGTTTCTTGGAGTCTGGCTCCATATAGAACTTTGCGTACTGAAGAAGGTGAGAGAGCTTCTTCATTAGTCAATTTTAGCAGGGTTCTGATCTTCGTATTCGGCAATATACGCCTGTATGAAGGCTCTACGGTCCTTTTCGGTAAGGGTATGCCCTAGGGCAGCTTCATGCCGTCCTAGGGCGTAGTGAGCCTCTAACCAGACTTGGTGTCGGCTACTAGTCATCTTTTGATCGGCGAAGTGGGAATGTGACTACCCAGATGCCTAGAGTGATGAAGATTAGATTTCCGGTTAGTTCTTTTGCAGAACCTTCCAAAACCAACCAGGCCACGGTCATACCCAAAAGGGTCCAAGCCTGGCCAACTAGATCATTAAATAGATCCTTTAGGAACTTCTTCATGGTGTGTTCTTTCTACTTGTTGTTCTTTGCGCGGATTGCTTTGAGTGCTTCAAAGTCTTTTATCTTGGTATCTCCCATATAGCTCCATGCATATCCACCAGCAACTAGTGCTTCGTTAACGGATAGCTCTGCGCCATCAAGATAGATCCAACCAAGGATGCGACCATACTTTTCAGTAGAGTCTGGCATCTCTGTTTTAATTACAATGGTTTTTGCTTCTTTTAGCTTTTTCTTTAGAAGTTCTTTAACCTCGAGTCCTAAGACTTTCTCTTCTTTGTTTGTTGTGCGTGACTCTGGGGTGTCAATCCCTGCAAGTCTTACACGCTTAGTTAGCGAGATATCAAAGCCGAGGTCGATGTCAACATCGATTGTGTCTCCGTCAACAACGGCTATTAGTGATTTAACTCTGTACTCGTACATTGTTTAATCCTTCTTTCGTGGAGCTGATGTTGGCTCACTGCGGGTTGCGCCACCTGATGGGGCTGATGGTGAAGACGGAGCCTTTGGTGCAGATGGGGTTGGAGCTGATGGAGTTGGAGGAGTTCCAACGTTGATAGTCATCGAAGCGGTCATTGCCATCTGAGCAACTTGACCTGCAACAACTGCTGAAACAACGATCTTTCCTGACTCTTCACGAGTCTGAGGAGACATGTCAGCACCAACGTTTGACATGAAGTTCAAAGCATCTGTAAGACCTTGAACTGCATTACCAAGAAGTGGGATAGCAGCAATTGCTGGGTCAACAACAATGTCATCTTGCTTAGCTGCAACCATCAGAGCATCAAGAGCTTGCTCGTATTCTGCTGAACCCTTCTCGGCTGTTTGGAAAGTTTCCATTGCAGCTTCAACTAGAGCGTCTGCCTGAGCTGGGCTTAGGTCAGTTGCAACAATTGCAGTTAGATCAATCTTCGAAAGAAGTTCTGCGCTAATTACTTCTGGCAAATCTTCAGCCTTAGCTGGTACGTCTTCCTTGATTGGATCCGGGGCTGGCTCTGGAAGTGGCTCTACAACTGGTGGCTCTGGTTCAACTACCGGAGGTTCGGGTTCTACAACTGGAGGTTCAGGGGTGACTACTGGGGGCTCAGGTTGTGCGATTGGTGGCACTGGAACTGGTCCTGGTTCGGGCTGTGGCTCTGGAGTCGGAGGTAGAGATGGCTCTGGTTGTGGAGTTGGAATTGGGGTAGGTTCTGGAACTATAACCGGCGGAATCACTGGAGTTGGATCTACCGTTGGTTCTGGTACCGGTTCGTAATTGACTAGATAGATGAGAACCTTAGTGGTTCCTCCAGCTGGATCTCCGTAAATGTTTGATGATTCAATGGTTACGGAGGTTTGTCCGCTGGCTAACTGAGTTAGTTGTGACGAAACTTCGACGCCTCGAGATCCATCATTAGGGTCTCCGTACCAAGCCATGATGCTTACAATCCTCTGACCTGCTGGGGCTATGACTTGAATACTAGATCCCTCGGATAGTAAAGCTGCACCCTGCGGAATGAATGGTGGTTCTGTAGTTGGCTGAGGGGTAGGTGTTGGTTCCGGAGTTGGAGTAGGGGTTGGAGTAGGTTCAACGGTTGGGGTAGGGGTCGGAGTCGGTGTTGGGGTTGGGGTTGGGGTCGGAGTTGGCTCTGGAGTTGGAGTAGGAGCTACTGGTTCAGGTTCAAGAACCGGAGGAGTATCTACATGTACGATTCCATACTGTTCAAGGGTCACTATGCTGCCATCTGTGAGACGAACGCCTGTGCGTGTCTGTCCTTCATAGGTTGGACCAGTCAATGAGTATGAGATTGATACAGTTCCATCAGTATTGATTGCAGCAACAATGTTGATGTTAGTTGCATCGACACCTGCGTAGTTCCACATACCGTAAGGTCTTGCAGCAATATCTACTTGGAATCCACCATCAGATGCAGAGATGATTAAGTGCTCATCGCCTCTATTTGGAAAAACAACCCAGTCCATGCTGTAAAGCGAGATGGATGGAGTGTTGGGGTAGGTCCAGTAAGTGCCGTCAGGCTGGCCAAATGTAATTACAGAGTTAGTGGTTGCATAGACAGAGTTGTACTGGACGCCATCAAAGGTAACGGTAGTTGTCAGTGGGATTTGATAGGATGAGTCATCTCCACCAGGAGTTGTAACTACTGCTATAACTGGCTCTGTCGGAGTATCTGCAAATGCAGGAGATGTTGAAAATAGCGGTAGAAAGGCTAATCCAATGGCGGAGAATAGTTTTAATGATTTTGACTTAAGCATGCTTGACATCCTGTCGGGTGTGTGCTAGGTTAGGGAGAGAAGGAAGGAAAGAATATGGAAATTTCGTTTGTCTTAGATTGGACTTCATTCTGGATCGGCGCTGTCTCGGCCGTGGTAGTGGCTTTTGTGAGCCTAGTAATTGTGGCTGGAGTCCAGTACAGTAAGCAGAAGCAGAAGAGTAGAGGGTCTCGCCGTATTGTGTAACCCTCGGCGTAGCAAGAATTAGGGCTGTCCTTATGGGCAGTCCTTTTTTCTTGTTTATGTTGTCGTACATGAGACTCGCTTGGCAGTAAACGGTCTCTCCCTGTATCTATTTTATCAGGAATGTTAGTTGGGGTTTATACTGTAGATATGGGTTTTTGGTACATTGTGCTATGCGTAGCTGCTATTGTGTGGCTACTTTTTGTCATAGGATTTGTACTTTACTTTTACATTAGACTAATGCCGGCTATCCGTGAGATTAAAAAGACTTCGGCGGGGCAACAGGCTATAAATAAATTAATGTACCCTCCGCGCTTTCCGCGAAATTAATACTCTTCTGAGTCTTCTTCTGGACCCCATGCCATATACCTTGCGGTACTGAGTAGGTCCAAGGCTTCCATTGCAAGTGCCTCTACCGCCAGTAAAAGGTCTGCTTTATGTTCTGGATCGGTCGGTAAATCTACCTCGTAGTGGGCTTCTTGAATAGTGTAAGTACATAGCTCTATGCGGTTTAGAGCACGCTGGAGTGAGTCCCTGGTATCGGGGTGGTGGATGTTGTAAGGCTCCATGCAACTATTGTAAATCTACCCGTACGGGGTGATTGGTCGGCTAATAAAAATACTATGGGCCTGTTATTAATTTGTTATAAATCTTTTAACGAAGGATCTTTTTTGCTTCGTTGGAAGTTTGGGTAACGAAGTTAATAAAAAATTATTAGCAAGAATATATAAAAATATCTTGGCTCTTATTGATAATACTTTTAGAAAAACGCTGAAATGACGAAGGGAAAGACCGTAAAGTATTAGCAGGAAAAATAAAGTTTTAAAATGGAAATTTCTGATAATACTTTTCGAGGCAAAAGAGAGGTTATTATCAAGAAATTAAATGTTAAAAGATTGATTTTTTTGCTAGTAAGTGATATAACTATAACTCTATATCATTATTGTTAACTATAGTTTTACTACGCGCGTAAGAAACTTTTCCTACACCGACCGAAAACAAGGTTAACGATAGTGATATAGTGTTATAGTAGTAAAATCTAGAAATTAAATATATTTTTTCTAGGAAAATGATAGTTGCGATAGAAGGATGGTGTTATAGTGAGCAACATGAATGAAAATGAAGAGATAAAAGATACTGATCCATTTGAGGGCCTGGGCTTTTCGTTTGATGAGGCAAAAGAAGATTTAGCAGATCGTAGTGATATTGGACGGGCTGGTAAAGACAGTCGAATTTGCATATGCGGTCATCCAGTAAAGCGACACAAGTTTAAAGATTTCCTTGGGTACTATCAGTGCTTACCGAATGCTCAAGTGTGTCCTTGCAGAAATCCTGAACCAGTAGCAAAAACCTCTGATCTTAGAATGTTCTTGAGGAGCACTCGAGGCGAAGGCCATCTCCATGCTTTGGGTCAGGGAATTGTAGCTGCTGCGACAAACGGGGCTAAGTTTGAATGGACTATTGAAAAGAAATGTTTCATCTGCAAACAGGAAAAGCCGGTGATCCCAGTTGCAATTAATGAGCGAGGATACCCTATGGAAAAAGCTACTCAGATGAATATTCTTATTTGTGGCGATTGCAACTCTTACTAATTAAGGATAGGATACTAGCATGGCTGAAATTAGCAAAGAAGAAGCAGCTCGAAAGATCGAGGATCACATCGCGATTTTAGCTGACTATGATGTTATTAAGTTTGATGTTGCAGAAATGCTAAGTGAGTACATCTGGAAAATCTTGACAGATGGTGCTTCAAGCGAGATCGATAATGTGACTGAGATATGGAAAAGATTAGAAAAAGATGACGGCTCCAATTAAAAAGAAAGTAGATAAAAACTGATGGGACTATTCGATAAGGCTCGTAGACTTTTCCTTACTGGGAAAGCTTCTCCTAGCGATCACGGACCAAAATGGTATAAAGAAAAGAACCCAGAACGCTGGGAAAACTGGGTGCCTGCAGAAGCTAATGCAAGTGCTTGCTGCGGGTCAGTTAATGGCACCTGTAAATGTAGTGATAAGAGCATTGAAATTATTCCTGCAACAGTTGATGGCACACCTGCATCAATCCCTACCTCAATAACTAAGAAGCCTCGTGTTTCTAAGCTAGACCAGGTGAAAGCGGATGCTGATCGCATGGCTAAGGCAAAAGAAAATACAGCAACCAAGAAACCTACTCCTGCTAAAAAGGCTCCAGCAAAGAAGGCTCCAGCAAAGAAGGCGGAGACTACCGCCAAGAAGGCTCCTGCTAAAAAGGCTCCTGCTAAAAAGAAGAAGTAAGTAATTCTTAAAAAATAGGACGGACTGCTAGAATGGTAGTCCGTTCTTTTTAGGTTGGTGATATATCTTGTTACGAAATACCGGTAAGGGCATATACCAATATCAAAGATCTGAAGAAACTAAATACCTTAAGAGAGATAGATCTTTCTTTAGGGAGATTCCCAAGATTGACAATGGCACTAAAATCTCATTTCTATCAGATGATCTTAAATATCTAATTGTTCTAGATTCTGCCTTTTCTCATGCAGTAATAGACAACCTGAGCGCGATACTGCAAGAGCTAGAATCCAATAAGAATTTACATATTTTGATTGATACTGGAATGATTAAAAATCCAGACAATACATCTTTGAAATATATACAAAACACACTTGCTAACACCTCAGCCGAGTTCTTTAACTCAGACGAATATGATCAAATAGAGATCAATAACTTTTACTATTTCACCAACTACAATACCGGGCTTTACAACGTTGAGCTGATCTCTAATCTGGCATCTAAACACTGGTCTAATGAGAAACCTTATCGGAAGGTTTATTTGAGCAGGAGTAAAGTAGAGATGCGAGGCATTAGGGATTTTAAATCTTTAGGGTTAGACATGTCCAATATTCATTTTTATGATGATATTCGAATCGATGATGAGCCGGGGCTAGAGAACTATTTAAAGAATCATGGCTTTGAAATAGTACATCCAGAAGACTTTCCAACTATGGAAGAGCAGATTAAATTTTTTAGCGAAGTTAGATTAATTGCTTCGTTGACAAGTGCAGGTCTGATGAACTCAGCTTTTATGCGTAACGGCGGGATAATTTTAGAGTTTCAAACACCGCTAGTCACACATGAGAAATGGGATAATGTTTTAATCGAACGACTTCACCACTACTACATATCACTTGCTTATGGTAAAAAGCATATCCATGTATCAGTGCCTCATTCTAGATCTGCTAAAGAAGTAATAAATACCCTAGAAAACAATGCATATCTGAAAGCCCTGCTAGATGAGTAAGCCTAGGTACTTCAATAACTTGGTTGAGGACGATAATCAGATAATTAAGTCATCTCATCTGAAACAAAAAATCCAAAATGAATATCTTCATTACTATTCTCTACCCTGGAGAATGAGGATATTTTCAGTTAAGCCTAAAAGACTAAGAAGTTCTCTGATCTCTTCTAGCTACTCAATGACCAATCTAAATAGATTAAATCTTGCAGAAAAGTGCATATCTGGTATTTCTACATGGGAATCTAAATATTACTCATTTGGTATATATGTTTATCTACTGATCCGGCCTAAGGTTCAAACGGATAAAGAAACTATGTTTTATTGCAGCTATCAACAATTCATAGAAAAAACTGTAGATCGAAATAAAGAACTTCCAATAGAGCTACAAATTCCAAAAGAATTAATAGATAGGCTTAAGGATGCTTTTGTAAAAACATTCAATACTAGAACTTCCTATAATTTCAAGATGTCTCACGGGGATCTATGTCTTTCAAATATCATATTTAAAAATGGAATACTGAGAACAGTAGATCCTAGAGGGGTCGATAGTCTCTGGCTCGACGAGTACTATGACCTCGCTAAGCTAAGCCAAAGCATTCTCGGCGGATACGAACAAATTCTAGAAGGGTACTCTAATGCAGATCACCCACTAAGAGCCTGGTTTTTAGGTATGATTTGTAGATCAGGAATTAACTATAATTTTTTACGTATCTGTGAAGCCTCTATGTTCCTGTCTATGGTAAAGTTCCATACCGATAATCCAAAGGCTATAAATAGATTTATTCAGAAAGCCGATGAAATATTGAAAGAGACAGGTTTTTGAATATCGTAGTTCTTATGGCAGGAGCTGGCAAAAGATTTTCTGATGCCGGATTCGACAAGCCAAAGCCATTTATTGATGTCTGCGGCATCCCACTTTTTCAATGGGCAGTGATGAATCTTGATGGTCTAAACGGCAGATTGATATTCATAACTCAGCGTGAACTTGATGCTTTCAAACTAACTTCAAAATATACAGATTCTTTTTTGATTGAACTTGATGGGGTAGCTGATGGGGCAGCTCTAAGTGCCCTAGCTGCCGAACACTGCATAGATAATAACGAGCCACTAATTATTATTAATTCCGATCAGGTACTAGAGTGGAATGCCCTCGACTTTATGCTTAATATGATTGATGCTCAGGCTGGGCTAGCTCTATTTGAGGCAGATGGAGATCGATGGTCCTATGCCAAACTCGATAGTATGAATGCTGTCCATGAGGTTGTAGAAAAGAAACAAATAAGCAACTATGCTTTGACCGGAGTCCATTTCTGGAAGCAAGGATCTGACTTCGTAAAGTATGCCAAGAAAATGATCCAAGATGATTTTCGTATTAACGGTGAGTTCTATATAGCACCAACTTACCAATATGCAATTGAGGACGGCATGCATGTAGTTGGATATCTAGTAGATGAGTTTCATGACTTAGGTACGCCCGAGGGATTAAAAAAATACATAAGCTCTGTACTAGATTGATTTGACACTAATAGTGTATATTTAAACTTTTTATCTATGCTCTTAATGGTGGATATATTAATCTTTTTCTCTATACTTAACCTATGAACTTAAAGACAGTACGAGACACAGCAAACCTAGTCGGTAAAACTCCTTCTATGATTTTTTTCTTAGTTGGTAAGAGAAATCTATTTACCAAGTATCCAATTGAAGGATCAGCAGATTCTAAATCCCCCGGCTATTTGATTGATAGTGATGAAGTAGTTGAATACTATAAAAACAAAGAACCTCGAAAAAACTACAGTACATTTCTTGACTCAGCTTTAGCCACTATCGATAATGATGGGTATGTCTCAGCCAAGACAGCATCTAACCTTTTAGGTATATCTGATAATAGGGTTAGATATCTATCTAAAAAATATTCAATAAAGAAAACTATAGTTCGAAGCCCTAAACGAGGTAGAGCAGATCATTCACTTATAAATCTTTCAGAACTAAAAAAGATTCTTGATGTTGAGTCTAAAATCATTGAACTGAGAGACTCGATTTCTACTGTTAAGTAAAATATACAGCGGTATTGACTATTTACAAATACTTACTTTTTGTTTATGCGGGGGCAAAATGGGGGTTTTTGGAGCAAAATGGTACTCGTCACCCTCTCCACGCGCAAAAAAACTTTTCCAATCTACTCACATAATTTGCCGTCGGGTAAAATTAATAGGACGGTGGCTTAGGGTCAAGCCCTCTCCCCGGTATCCTAGGTCACCGTCACTTACAAACAACGGCTTGTAAGTTGTACAACTTAGGGTAGCTTTTGTAGGAATCCTACAAACCAACTTCTAACGGAGAGATTATGTTCGAAAAAGACACGGATGTAGAAGACGGCCAGTCACAAGTTGACGCGCCTATCGACCTCCGCCCAGATCTATCCGCTCTCGGAATTGAAGAGACCGATAAAGGCGTCTGCGAAGATAACTTTGTAAACCGTGGTATATTACGGCGAGCAGGAATGTCATGGGATCCTGTCTACTCAACCACCGGTCAGGTAACGGGCCTCATCTATGCACGAACCAAAGAGTCCCGAATCGAACGCCGCCTCCAATCCTTAGCGGAGAAGCGTCCACTACTTGAAGTTCCAACGGACAACAATTCAAACTACATAACCGGCCTGGATCTCTTAGCTGAAGAAGCAACGGATTATCTGGTACCACCGTGGGTTATCCACAGCACCCGCCTCTACCTCAAAGAACAAGAGGAAGGTGGACCAACTTCCGCAAAGCGTCAACCTCTAGCTCAACCTCACCGTTGTCGTCAGATCAAAGATGACGGTATTCGTTGTTTGTTGTGGAGCAGCGGGCGTCCAAAAGATGACGGCCTGTGCCGCATCCACTTACGATCAACGAAGAAGAATCCGTCGGATGACATCGAACGAGCTCGTGCGAAGTTGGTCCAGGCAGCTCCTTACGCGGTTGATCTTCTTGAAGATTTGATGGAGAACGCGGAGTCAGAACCGGTGAAGCTTAAAGCTGCAACGGAGATCCTCGACCGAGCCGGCGTGCGCGGAGGTATAGAAATAGATACCTCGGTCAACTTGGATGTACGGCCTGCAGCTTCTGTTATCGCAGAACGGTTGGAGCGTCTAGCACAAGGTGCGATTTCCTCTGCAGCTAGACTCGCCGAAGCCGGCGTGCACATAGAAGCGGATAGAGATATACTCGACGCGGAAGTTGTAACGGACGGCCAGCAAGAATCAACTTCTGAAGAAACGGATAAGCTCTAACCCATGGATCAACAAGAAAAAGATGAACTAGTAGAAGCGGCCAGCAACTTGTACGAAAACGTTAAAGCGGACATTGAAAACGCGGGTACACGGATCGAGCACATTCGACTAACAACTCTCGCCAATGAAGCGGAGAAGCTCTACGTTAAAGTTGTTAACTACGTTAACGGCGGCCAGGATCTAAGTACGGAGGATTAACGGATGTCTAGACCTCAAGAAAACTTTAAGTTCAACTTCATCAAGAACTACGATGTAGCGGAGATCGCCGAGTACGTAACAAACAACGAAGATCTTTTCTACGTAAACCTTGAACGCCAAAAATTAAATCTTCCGCATCAAAAAACAACCTTCATCGGAATCTATGATTATCCAGGTGGAGACGGTATGAAGTTTAAGGAGCTAGGGTTCCGCGGATCTTTGTACGATCCGGTTGATTTGAAGTTGAAAGCGCTCATTGATCCGATCGCCCAAGAGCTAGCAACTTTCCACGAAGGACGGATTGCTCGTGTTTTGATTGTGCGGCTGCCGGCTGGAGCTGACATTTATGATCACATTGATGGCGGCGAGTATTTGCTAAGCGTCCGTCGTAACCACATTGCACTTAAGACGAACCCAGATGTTTTGTTCACAATTGCCGGCGAGGCCAAGAACATGAAAGTCGGCGAGTGCTGGGAGATTAATAACGGGAAGTCTCACGGCCTGGTCAACAATGGAACAACGGATCGCGATCATTTGATAATCGACATCCTTCCCGAGGAGCTCTTTTCCAATGAGTAACGGCGAGGTGTCTGTTGTTAAGTTACACCCCGCGATTCACATCTACCGCGGTATCACTAAGAACCCTCAAGAAATCATCAATCAACTCGAAGCTACCCCAACTGATGACGAGCACTACTGCTGGAACGGGTGGGCTCCTTGGGTGGGAAAAACTGTACGTGGCCGTGCCATATCTTTAAACCAATCATTCGTTCATAGTCCAGGCCGGCCAGTTAAATCCGATGATCTTGGAGCTGCAGCTATGAAAGAGCTTCGACGTTCGTTTGAAGTTGCAACGGCGAGCTATCTCTCAGAGCTCAATGTGGAACTAACAAAACCGTTCTTTGGTGGAATGTCGGTTAATAGATATAACCCCGGAGTCGAGATGGGATGGCATACGGATGCCGGAGATCCAAACCGAAAGACTAGATGGTCCGTCACTTGTAATGTTTATTTAAATGATGACTACGAAGGCGGCGAGCTCAACTTCCGAATAGGGACAAAAGAAGAAGGAACGGAGATCCTTGGGTACAAACCGATAGCCGGAGATATCATCGTGTTCCCATCCAACCCGCCATTTTTTCACCAAGTTAACACCATAACTTCAGGATTTAAATACTTCGCTGGGATCTTATGGCAAGAGGAGCTGCCCCTAGGAACGGACCCCTCTTGGCAACATGCATTCGTAGATTGACAAATCACTCGACATGTGTGCTAAGATCAAAATGACATGAAGACTTTAGAAATTTTCCTAGCGACGGCACGCAAGTACTTAGGCTATCAAGCTGGTTTGCTAGGACGTACAGGTTTCGGCGAGCGCGTTGGATATGATTCCCAACCATGGGCCGGAGCTTTCGTTGATGTTGTGGCCAGGGAGAGCGGCCTCCATCTTCCAAGCTTCGTTTATACTCCAGCGGCGCTCGCTGAATTCATTCGACGGGGTAACGTTTCTCAGGTACCACGGCCTGGTGACATTGCCATCTTTAACTTCTCATCAAATGTCGGGCATACGGCGAGCGCTTTCTCGATGCCACATTGCGGGATTGTTACCGACGTCCGCGAACTTAAAACAAACGGTCGATTCTTAACCATTGAGGGAAACTCAACCGGTCCCGGAGCTTATCAACAGCAAGACGGCGTGCATCAGAACATTCGTTATATGACGGATGTTGCTCTGTTCTGTAGGCCTGAGGAATTCCAGAGTCCAGGTCTTAAGCGGATCATTAAACTTCTAACGAAGCTTTATAAGAAGTTAATGCGGCAAGCTCCTGGAAAACTAGAACTAGCTCAGATCGCTGAAGCGGCGAGCTTGAATGAAGAAGTTCGTTTGAAGATGCTCCGCACCGGTACCCGTAACAAACACATCGAACTTATTCAGCTAGCGCTTTCACAAGTAACGGACCTTGGAAATTGCGACCGTGGAAAGTGGGATGCAGCTACAGCAGCCGCCTTCGCCAACTTCCAACGAACGGTTGGTTACATCGGATCTGATGCAAGCGGCCTGCCAGATGTTAACTCATTGAAGAGGCTTTCGTCGGAAACCGGCCTGTTTACCTTGGAGCTTGGTTAAAAGTTAGCTCGACTCGCAGCTAGGTTGTACAATCGGTTAGCCTCCCACAGATTCATTGTTTCCAGCTCAGCTTTAGCGGCCTGGTAGTCATCAAGGTTCTTAGAGGAAACATAGTAAGCGTCCTCCGGCTCGTCCTGTAGTTTGCTGACATACGTATAATCTTTAAACTCCAATTCAAGCTGCTCCGCCACAAAGCGGCAAGCGCCCTTAGGGTCTTCCAGAAGATTCTCGTATTTGATGATTAAATCAACTTCCGATAAAAGAAACCGGTACATCACCACATATCTATTTATTTCTCTTTTAAGAAATTCACGCAGTGTTAGACCGTTACCATGCTTTTTCCAAGACATAGCTGCCCAAGAGGCTATCGAATCCCGGGGGTTACGGACAATTGTTACTTTCTTCCGGTCCGTATAGAACACGGGCATGTGAACATGATGGAACTTAGAGATAGGCCCGGGCACCGGCATGTTAGGGTTTGGAGTCGAGAGTCTCATGCCGCTACTGAAGAACGAGCCGGCGTCTTCGCCTCCCTGTGATGCTGTGAAGTTCTCTCGAAAAAAATGTGCACCAGAGCGCGGGTAAGTTATAAGAAGCAACATGGTTCCATCCTAACTTCTTACGAAATTAATGATTAGATGCGCCTATCTTTATACGGCGTGTCACTTGACAAAACCCGCTAAGCTGCTATCCTTAAGTTATCTATAGAAAGGATTCCAAATGTACGATTTGGATTTAACGGACCCAGCAATCAAACGCGCATACCAGTGGGGATTTAACGACGGCTACTCTTCTGCAGTTTCTAACGCTCAGGAGGAATGCGGCCTGACCGATGACCAGGCGGACGGCCTGCTTACTGAATTGGTCGAGGTGGAGTAACCATGGCATCGTGGCAAGTAGAGTACACCGCTACCTACTGGGTAGAAGCGGCCAGCGAGGAAGAAGCAATCGAGAAGGGTATCGAGGTTCACGAAGACATGCCCGACGGTGATTGGTCTGCATTCGTTGAGCGTCAGTGGCCTGCGAAAAAAGAGTAAACTTTCAAACAACGGCGAGCCCTTCGTTAGAAGAACCGGGATGCGATTCGATTCCTAACTTCTAACGGAGGGTTTTCTGCTACCCGTAAGAAGCTGCCGTAGGGAAGCTTTTCATGAAGCGGCGTGCATGGTTCGTTGGAAGTATGCAGAGGAATTCCGACTCGACTGCATACTTCGCACGAATCACTATCTGAAGAACGGGGTATGCTAACCGTATGAAAAACATAGAGCTGCACACAGTCGACTCCGAAGCGGACATCGACCTAGCAATGATCGCTGGGTTACTAGGTTTAGATGAAATAGATGGGGTTAGCTGTTCCGCTTGCCAAGAGGAGGTCGGTGTAGTTAACGGGGGGTTCCATCCATACGTTATAGTTTTGGACGATCGTGATCAGTGGTACGTATGCAGCTACTGCGCTGAATCAGTAATTGATCCCGAATTACTTGAAAGTATCCAAGATTAGATTTAGCACCTCCGGCCAACCTGGACTACTTCTAATGAAAAAGGATCAGGGCTCGTGCGAAGTTCCCCACGCATAACTTCCAAAAAAACTTTCAAAAAACTTCGTAAATAGATTTGACACAATCTGGAAAACCATGCTAAGTTCGTCTTGTGAGCAAAAGTTCACAAAGGACAAACAAAGGACTAATCATGAATCCACTAAGTGCTTTTGGCACTCTTACTGACGAAGTTGCTAACGCAATCTCGTCTGCTGAATCAAACAAACCTGTCGTATCAGGAATGGGAATCTATCTGGAGTTTCCAAAAGGTCGCCAGACTTACCAATTCCTAATCACTCCAGAGGGCAAGAACGAAAAGGGCGAGGAAGTTGCTATGGCAATTACCTATCGCTCAATCGCTGACCACTCTCCACGCTCGCAATGGCGTGTGAACTTTATTCGCCCAGACAAGAATGTTGAAACTATGTCTGCCCAAGATAAGGCTCTCAACATGAGTGGCAAAGTTGAGGAACACCTAAAGCGTCAGATGAAGTGGGGTGCGATTGAGGAACTTCGTTCACGCCCAATCACTTTCGAACTTACTGATGTGGACTTCACAGATGTATCAAAGTGGAAAGCACCTGCGTCTGCTTTGAGGCGTATCCAAAAGGCTCGTGTATCTTTGGGCTTTCCAGAAAAACTAGCGTAATCAAAACGAAAACTAAGGACTAATCAAAATGACAAACTACACAGAAAAAACATTGGACGAACTTTCGATTGACGATTTGTTCACAGACCTGACTTCACTCGTTTATGGAGTTGCTGTCCAGCACGCTGACCCAACTAGCGTTCCTGCTGGTCTGCTTTCGCTAATGCCGGAAAGTGCTAAGGCAAAAGTGCGTGCTAAAGTTGGAACTGCTATTCCAAAAGTAAAGGCAAACAAAGTGGTAAATGTTTCGGCACTAGAGGGCGTGGAAAAATACGCTCGCCCAAATGGTCAGGACTACTACTCTCGCTCATGGGGAGAACACACAGACATTGAAGTTCTGCGTAAGGCTCGTGAGGCGAATCAGTATGTTCTGCTTTATGGCGCACCCGGAACTGGAAAAACTGCTTTGGTAGAGGGTGCTTTTCCAAATGACCTTTACACAGTTCTAGGTTCTGGCGACACCGAACTTTCGGACTTCATTGGTGGTTATGTTCAAACCCCAAGTGGTGCGTTCGAATGGGTGGACGGCGCATTGGTGAAATCTGCCGAGCAAGGAAAAGTTTTGCTCATTGACGAAATTGGTTTGATTGACCCGAAAGTTCTTTCGGCTGTTTATGGTCTCATGGACGGACGCAAAGAAATCTCAATCACACAAAACCCCGAGCGTGGAATTGTGAAAGCGAAAGAGGGATTTTTCGTGATTGGTGCGACTAACCCAAACGCACCGGGAGTTCGTCTTTCAGAGGCGTTGCTATCTCGTTTCACAGTTCAGGTCGAAATGACTACTGATTGGAACTTGGCAAAGAAGTTGGGCGTTCCTGCTACTGCTGTTTCAGTCGCACAGAACTTGGCAAAGAAACAAGCCAATGGTGAAACAATGTGGTCTCCACAAATGCGTGAACTTTTGGCGTTTAGGGATTTGGTTGAAATCTTTGGAACTAAGTTCGCAATCGCAAACTTGCTCGCAAGTTCTCCAGAAATTGACCGTCCGGTTGTGGCAGATGTTTTCACTCGTGTTTTCGGTGAGGAGTGTCGTCCGGCAAAGATTTAGTGGTTAGTCCTACTAAAAAAAGGAAAGGTGCGAGACTTCGGTCTCGTGCCTTTTTCTTTTGCCTTGACCCAGGTGCGAAAGCTTTTCTCACGATCACTAGAGGTCTGCAGCTAGACACGAAAAACTGATCCATTTATGGACTTGCGCCTTTTTGTGATTAGGTGCTACAATCGTCTTACGCTTTTAGAAAGGGCTAACAAATGTCTCACTATGTTTCAGAATCTCGTCTAGCAAGTCGCAAGAGTGCGACACCTAGCGAGTGGCTACCAACTTGTTCGCAGATTGGCGAACTTGCTAACGCATGGTCAGGTCGTTCTGACTTGGCTGTCTACGCAGGAACTGACGCAGGAATGGGTCAGGCTATTGCGTGTTTCATTGGCGATACTGCTGAAATTGAAATCAACCTAGAGGGTGCTTTTGGTAAAGCAACAACTCCACAAATGATTGGCGACTTGCGTAAGCGTGAGAACCAATACGAAGTGGCAGAACCTGTTGGCGTGATTTATCACGAGGCACTTCACGCTCGCTATTCAGATAAGTGGGATAAAGATTTACTTGCGTCTGAAAAAGACAATGCTGTTGTAGAGGCATTTTTCCTTTTAGAGGAATCTCGCATTGAGCGTTATGGCGTAATCGAAATGCCACAGAATCAGTTGTTCTTGCGTGCGTCTGCTTTGGGTCTTGCGTTAGGTGAACTTGATGAGGAACGCTTGACCAAGATTAGTGAAGTTCGTGTCATGGCTCACTTGGCTGGACTTGCTCTCGCTCGTGTGGACGCTGGCGTTGTGAAGTTGTCAGATGTTGCGACAACTTACGACAAGGCGTTGGAGATTTTGGGCGAGGAACTTTTTGACGAACTTCGTGCGTTGTGGTGTGAGTTCCAACAACTTCGTAATGGTGCGACATTGGCTGGATTAGAAATCGCTCGCAAGTGGGTAGAGATTTTGGACACCAAAGACCCAGAGGGTAAAAATGGTGGTGCTGGTTCACTCCCAGAGTTCGTGAAAGATTTGATTGAGGCACTTGGCGAGGACGCAAGTGGCACTAGCGTTTCAGTCGCTATGGATTTGGCTGACCAACAAATGAGCGAGGATTGGAAAAAAGAAGTTTCTGAAAAACAAAGTGCGACCAAGAAAAAGAACGAGGCGAAAAAGGAATCTGACGAAGTGATGTCAAAGTCAAATGGCTCTTTGGGTTCTGCGTCTCGTTCGTCTCTCATGGAACAACGCAATCCAAATTCAAACGAGCGTGCGTCTGCTGTCAAGATTGGTCAGATGTTGGAAAAGGCAAAGTATCGTGAGCGTTCTGAAACTGTCGTGAAATCTCACGAGCCAGTTGGTCGTCTGAAAACTCGTGTGGCAATTCAGAACAAGGCATTGGAATCAAAGGGCGTTCGTGAACTTGCCCCAGCATGGCGTAAGACAACTCGCAAACACACAGACGACCCAACCCTAAGCATGGGAATCATGGTGGACATTAGTGGTTCTATGGGTTCGGCTATGGAAAGCATGGCGACTACGGCTTGGGTGATGTCAGAGGCTGGTCGCCGTATTCAGGCAAAGACCGCTATGGTCTATTACGGTTCTGATGTTTTCCCAACTCTCAAAGTCGGTCAGAAGTTGGACAAGGTTTCTGTCTATTCCGCACCGGACGGAACGGAGATGTTTCACAAGGCGTTCATGGCGTTGGACGGTTCGCTCAATCTTTCATACGGAAACGGCGTGCGTATCTTGGTAATCGTGTCGGACGGAAACTACACCGGAAACGAAACGGAACACGCAAAGAATGTAATGAGGGCGTGCGAGCAAAACGGCGTGGCTGTTCTGTTCATTACCCCAAAGGCGTGTATGTCTCACGGTGCGAAAGAGATTATGAAAGCAACGGCAAGCGGAGTTCACCTTGACGGACTTGATGTAGAACAAATCGCCTTAGAGATTGGACGGTCTGCGTCAGAGGCACTTGCGAAAGTGAGTGCCTAATGACGGCGAGCGCATAAGACGGCGTGCTGTAAAGAACTCCGTTGGGATTGAGCAATCCCCTTTCTAAAAATAAAATCGCTCTCTCAACGGATAGAGACCCCTTTGACTTCCCCCAAGTCAGAGGGGTTTCGCTTATCCGTAAACGGATCACAAGTTCGTTAGTAGTTTCCCCTACGGGCAGACTTCGAATGAAGACGGTTCACGTGATCGTGGGAAGTTAGGTAGCCTGGCAATTACCCGGTTGCGCGAAAAGCTTTTTACGATCACTAGACTCATGCCCGCAGCTTTGAAAAACGGATCCAAATTTTTGTCGAAAGTTGCTTGATTTGTCAGAGGATTATGCTACGCTTGGGGTATCCAATGAAAGGGGATAAAAATGGAAGAACGGGAAATGGCTCGGGTAGCGATTGCTGTCTTGGGTGCTTTGGTGGAATCTTATTGTCAAGAGGGATACGCAGACCCAACTATGTATCAGGCTTTGGGAATCGTAGAGCGTATCGCTCGGGACTTAGGAGATGAGGAATTACTAAATCGCATAGTTCTTACAAAGATGTTTGCTGGCGAGGTTATCGAAAAACTTATCGCTGAAAATCAAATGGATGAAATGAAAGGGGTGTGGTCATAATGCCAAACTGGGTTTATAACAATGTGATTATCACTGGCGAGCGTGAGGACTTGATTGCGTTTCGTGATAAGGCAGCTCGCTTAGCACCAAATGGTATTTCAAATGATGGCGTGCTGGAGTATTCAGATGGAGACACTCAGGAGTTGTCGTTCTGGAACTTCAAAGAGCCAGATAATAAGCACGCTTATTTTGCAAGTTCAAGTGGGACTAAGCCGGAGGGCTACGAGGGCTGGACAGCAGAACAGAAAATGGTTCACGACCTAAAGTTCTCAGGTGATGGCTGGTATGACTGGAATGTTCGTGAGTGGGGTTGTAAGTGGGACGCAAGTGATGTGTCTATGGCAGACAACATTCAAGACAAAGAGCAACAACTTCATTACAACTTCAACACACCTTGGTCAGTAGCCGAGGGGGCGTTTATCGCAATGGTGGAGCAACACCCAACGCTGGAGTTTCAGTTCTATGCCGAAGAAGAGCAAGGCTGGGGTATCGAGGCTACTGGTATGAATGGCGAGTTCTCTTTGACCAAGGAGTGGGACATTCCGCAAAGCCACGCAGACTATGTGGCACTCGGGCGTGAAGAGAACTGTAATTGCGGTGATGGAGATGATGACCAAGAGTATTGGTTTGAAGATTGCCCACGCCCAAATGAAACTTATGCGGTAGTTATTGAGCAGACTATGTATGTCAAAGCGGCGAACGCAGAAGAGGCGTGGGAAATTGCCGGTCAGAGGCTGGCTGGCGTGGTTCTTGATTTGGGCGAGGGAATTACACAAGCGGACGAAAGTTCTATCTTCGTGAAAGACCTTGATACAAACAAGCGATTATTCCCAGTGGCATAGCAGCTTTACGGAAAGCACCGGCGACGAAAGTTGTCGGTGTTTTTCTTTACGGCGTGCTATTTGACACGGCGAGCTTTTTACGCTTACACTATGCCTATGACAAACACATACGAAAATGAGATGATCCTTAGGAGTGCACTCGGAGAGATTCTTCGCGAGGAACGGCTTGCCCAGGGATTATCTCTACGGACTGTTTCAAAACAAGCGTCAATCTCGCTTGGTTTTCTATCCGAGATAGAAAGGGGCAAGAAAGAGATTGGTTCAGAGTTTTTGAATCAAGTGATCATAGCGGGCTTAGGTGTCGCACCACATGAGATCGTAATGCGTGCAGCTTTGCGGATGGCTGGCTTGGACATTCCGGACACGCCAGAATCTCTTTACACAGTTATTGACGAATACGCCGATTTAGGGTAGGGTTGTGGTATCTCGAGAAAGGGGATACCAAATGGTAATTACAAGCACACAACTAATAGGCTATGTCGCGGTGGACTCGGGGCAGATCCTTATCACTGATCCTGGTTATCTAAATGGCTGGGGTAAAGAGGGTTTTGGCGAGGCAGGCGTGAGTCACTATTCGTATGGTGGCGCGTGCTCGACAACACTTACAGACAAGCAGGCTGGACAACTGAACTTCGCAGCTGGGCACGCAGGCGCGGGTGTAGTTTCTAGCACCGGATACGGGGACGGGATGTATCCGGTCTACGCACACTTCGAGGAAACTGAGGGCTGGGGTAAGCGCGTGGCTCGCCTAGAAATTGTTTTCATTGACGATGCAGATGAGGACCTGGACGATGAGTAGGGTTATTAAAATTGGTGTGGTGTTTGAGTTTTACCCAGACACCGAGCATGCGGACATGTTCACTGATGAAGATGGTGAACTCGCAGCTTATACGCAAGATGAGATCGTGGCGACCTGTAAGGATCTTGCCTTCGAGGACATTAGCAACCTAGTCTATCGTGGTGATCTGTTCGACTCGCTGAGCGTGGAAATATCTGAAAAAAATTAGCAAACTTTCAATGAATGTACTTGCGCATTCATTCGAACTATGTCATAATTCACTTGTGGAAAAATCCACATTCTAAAAATGAACGGGGAAATAAAATGGGACTAGACATGTATCTATCGGCTCGCAGGTATGTTTCGGGCTATTCATTCTCATCGCAAGATGAGCAAAAAGCATACGCAGACATTCTTGCGGTTAGTGGTTTATCAAAATCAGACTTTAGTGGTGAAAGCCCTAGTGCTGAACTGAAAATCACTGTTGGCTATTGGCGTAAGGCTAACGCTATTCACCAATGGTTTGTAAAGAATGTTCAGGACGGAATTGACGAATGTCAAAAGGCTTACGTTGAGCGTGAGAAACTTCAAGAGTTGAAAGATGCTTGCGATGCGGTACTGGCTAACGCAACTAAGGCAGATGAACTACTACCGACTACAAGTGGTTTCTTCTTTGGTGGTACAGAGTACGACGAGTGGTATCACGACAGCGTAAAGCACACTTCAGAATTACTTGGGGGCATCTTGAGTAATCCCAAATTCACAGACTTTGACTTCGAGTATCAGTCAAGTTGGTAATGGCTAACTAAGATAACCCCTGCCGAAAGGTGGGGGTTTTCTTTTGCCTAGCGCAGCTAAAAAAGGATCGTGAAAAAGCTGAGACACGCTTGATTAAAAGTTTCGTAGGAACTTGCGCATAAAAAAGAAATAGCGTACAATCTAACTAACAATCAAATTGGTTGTTGAAAGGGAAAAAATGTCAGAAATGATTTCAGTCACCGGACTAGTGGCTACAACACCGCGTCACTTGATTACACAGGACGGCTTGCCGATAACTTCATTCCGTTTGGCGTCAAGTACTCGCCGTTTCGACCGCACCGCAAACAAGTGGGTTGATGGCGAAACTAATTGGTACACGATTACAGCATTCAAACAACTCGCAATCAACTCGGCTGGTTCGGTGAACAAGGGCGACAGAATTATGGTTCACGGAATTCTACGCGTACGCGACTGGGATAATGGTGAACGCGCCGGAACTTCGGTCGAGGTTGAGGCAGATGCCTTGGGTCACGACTTGACTTGGGGTTCATCTGTTTTCACTCGCACCGTTTTGGTTCGCGACCCAGAGCCGGTTGATGAATTAGTTTAGCAATTAGAGAAAGGGCGGGCTTAGGCTCGCCTTTTCTTTTTTGCGTGGCGAATTGAATATTTTTACAAAACGACATACAATCAAGTTATCCAATTGAAAGGGGATAATAATGGGCAACATGACAGCAATAGACATCGCAACTAGTGGTGTATCAATGGAGCAACAAATCGAATGGCACTTAAGAGGTAATCACTATCCGCCAGTGCCTAAGGTAATGGTGCAACCTTGCATCGAGGCAATCGACGCTTACTGGGAAGATGACCTAGACCGGAAAATTGACTTGCCATTCGATGGTGTTGACAGTGATGGCAATCCATTCCAAATTACTTGGCGTGGAGAGTCGTGGGCACCGGCTCGCGAAATTATTATCAATCACCATCTAGACGCGTGGTGCACTGAAGAAGAAGACTACATAGACGAAGAGTAATCGCGCTCGCGGAAGGGACGCGTCAGGCTGGTGCCTGGCGCGTTTCGTTTTCTCGGATCAGTGGACGATCCTGCAGCTTGCAAAACACGTAAAAAATTTTTTATAAACTTGACGCAAAATGTCAGTCTGGTATGTTATCGTTTTTAGTAGTTAGCAAATCGCTAACAGAATAGGGAGTTATGAAAACAAACGAATCGCTAGTCTCTTTCGATAAGGTTGGAGACTGTCTATCAGTTGCCGAGCCATTGGTGTCTTGCGCGGCGCTACTAAGCGAGACCGCGAATGAGTTTCTACGTCAGCGTAATTATGCGGTGGCTAACGCGACGCTAAAAATTGTAAACGAACTAATGGAAATTGCTAACGCAACCCTTGCCGGTGAAAGCGTTGAGGTGGACTAATGTCAACTACAACAATCACACCAAAAGATACAACAATCTGCATTGACTGTTTCATTGAGGTCAGCGAGGTAATCTGTCACTTGTGTCGCGAGTATAAAACAATCATGACAGTTGGCGAGTGGGAGCAATACACTGGAGAAACTTACGACGAATAAAAGTTAGTGGTGGCGCGGTGAGTTGACTCTTACCGCGTCATCGCTTACAATCGAACTACCTTTAGAAAGGGGTAAAACAAATGGGCAATCGCGCATTTATCCAGGTTGAGAGTAAAGAGTTTCTAGCGCCAATTATTTTTTATGGACACTGGTCAGGAGATGAAAATCTTGACGCGGTTCGTAATGTTTTGGCACGCACTGGGCGTATTGGAGATGCTAGTTATCTTGCAGCTCAAATCTTTCACGAATTCGCTAGTCTAGGTTCTTATGATGGTGAACTAAGTTTTGGTATCGCATCGGGAGAGGTTGGAGATGTCTGGGCAGATGTCTCAACTGTCTATGTCGACGCAGATACCGGAACTTATACCGTCGATGGTGAAACTTATTCTGAATTTGCTAAACACGCTACGATGGCATAAAATAATCTTGCTAGATTGAGACTACTCTCTAGCAATGGATAGGAGTTATCCCATTCGCCTATCCGCGGAAAAGGCACCGGCCCCCATCGGTGCCTTTTTTCGTATCCTGGTTGCGCTCGCCGTGTCGATGGTGATCTATTAGCTGCAACTCGCTAGATCTAAAGTTGCTTTTAGATCAGATCTAGGTTAGAGTTAGATCACCAATTAGAAAGGGTAAATAAAAAATGGATCAACTAACACTAGACACACAGTTTGTTTTGGGCACCGGTATTTACGAGGTTTGGTCAAGTAGCTTTAGCGCTCAAGTAAAAAAGGATGGAGAGATCCTAGCGCGGTTCGCGGGGGAGACTGCCTGGATGGATGCCGAGCGCTTTGTAAATGACCGGATGCTTGCGGAGACTTACGGAAACTAACTAAGGCGACACGCCCGAGAAAACTTTTTTACAGAAATACTTGACAAGTTATTCCGATAGTGTATTTTAGTTATAGCAACACAAAACGAAAACAAAATGAAAAGGGAAAAGGGGAAACAAATGAAATTTACAATTCGCAGAATTGCTTTTGCTATTGCTACAACCCCGATTGTGCTAGGTGCTTACGCTCTAGTAGTTATCGCTCTCGGTGGAACGCCGGAACTATTTGCCGGTGCTTGCGGTTCGGTTGCTATTGGTTGGGTAATTAGTTTTGCCCCTGCCGTTGCTATCGCTAAAAAGGTGGTGGCATAATGGAACCTTGCGTTGAATGTGGCGTAATGATTGACGCTGAAACTCACGCCGAGGAACTCGGAATGTGTGTGGAATGTTCTAACGATTACTACACCAATGATTGTGAAACTTGTGGCGAGTTTATTGACGGTGGTAATCCGTTTAGCCGTTATTGCGACAAGTGCTTAGATGAACAGGAGATTGAATAAATGTTATGGATTGCTTTAGGCACGACGCTTATCACTTTAGGGCTTGCTCTAGGATTATGGGCTATCTTCGAACTATCTAATAAGCCACGCTATCGCCGTAAGGGATAGAAAAAAGAATTGGCTAGGTTCCCCCCAAGATTCCCTAGCCAATGGCGTGTCCATTCCGCCAAAGAAACGCCTCGCGGTTTTTTCGTTTTCCGCGGGGCGTATTCTTTTACTCGGATTCGGTGGCGTGTCGCTTGCTTGCAGCTTTGATCTATGACAAGATGAAAATAACAGAAGGGAAAACAAATGTTAACTAAAGATCCGATTATTATTCAGATGGCGGAAGATGTTCGCCAGGGTTTCGATCAAGGGTTGCTAACCGATGGCGATCTAAAAGATCTAATGATTCCGGCACACGCTACTTATCTAGATCGTGGCGGTAAAGATGCTGTCTTAGTAGGAGATCCAATTCGTGCTATCAAAACAATTTTAGGGAGATAACGACACGCCCTAGCAGAATTGCTTTTATTTTGGTTATAGGATATTTTGAACTTAGGTGAAAACCTAAAAAACGAAAGGGACAAAATGAAAACTTATGTAGATGAAAAGGCAGACTTTGCCTTTGAGCAAGTTATGAAATTAGCCGGTGGAAAAGACAACTACTCGATTCACACGCAGGGGGCAATTTACGCTGAATGTTCACGCAACGAAAATCTAAAGAATCTAGCAGGGCTTTACCTTTATGGTTCTAGCGAGCGTGCCGAACGCAACTTAGCAAAACTAAATCAAGCAATTTACCAAATCTTTTTAGAGAGGGGCTAACCGTGGCTAAAAAACAAATTACCCTGGCAGACTTTGAAAATTTAGACTTTGAGGTTGCTAACGAAACCTCGGTGGAACTAGACGTATTCTTTGAAGGCAATGTGATTACAATTCGTGAAGTAAATCCGAATAGGTATCACCAGCGTAAGTCGGCAGCTAAGGCACGCCGTAAAGAATTAGTTGCTAAGGCGGTAAACAAGTGAGCCGGTGGTATCGACTAGGCTATAAAGCTTTTACTCGGGTGGCTAGCAGTATTTTTAGTATTGGCAATGCAGCTTATAGGGTTTCTCATTGGTTCTACGTGAAGGCTAGCAAATGAGCCGGTCAGATGTCGATGCCCTGGTTGTCTTATGGAAGGGTATCGCTTTAGGCTTTGGCTTTGTGTGGCTATTCGGTTTTGCAGTCGGGTATCCAAATGCCTGGATCCCGCTGATCATCGCCGGAGCAAGTTTAGGATCTTTGATCTACTCATTTGTAATTTACGCTAAAAATAATTCGCTATAGGTATTTGACAATTACCCAAATAGTGGTAATTTAGTAATAGGCAAATGCCTAAATAAATGAAGGGGATACAAAATGCAAAAAGTTCTAGTTGTAAATACAGACGGTTCAGTTATCACCGTGAGCGATGACCTTACCTTGGAGTTCTTGCAAGATGTCGTTGGCGGTTGGGTGCAGGTTGTCGGACTGCCTAGGGAGTCTAACGAAACCGAAACAGTAGCGATGTGGGTAAACGAAGAAGGTAAGTTTTCAGGGTTGGAGCGCAATGATGTAGCAACTTATTTGTGGGCTAGGTCATACGGACTAACCGATACGATTATGGGAAATGTTGTCTTGACTGGTGGAACTGATGAAGATGGTGAGACCCTAGGCTTGTCTGATGAAATGATTACTCACCTTATGGAACAAATTCCAGTGGATGCTACGGCAGACCTTCGCTAAATCTAAATAAAAATAAAAGCAAAACCCGTGGCTAAATAGTTGCGGGTTTTGTTTTTTTATGAAACAATTCTTTTAGGCAGATAGCCGGGTAAAACGAAGGAGCACAAAATGGGAAATGTTCTACTACTAAACGCTAGGTTTACACTTATGCGTCTTGCAGCTGAAACTACGATTGACGCTTATCTTCTACAAGAAGACGATGAACTAATGGAACTAATCAACAACGGTACAGACTACGAAAAACTTTTCGAGTACTGCAACGAAAACTACTAAGCAAAACCGAGACCCCCGCCCTGGTTGCGGGGGTTTTCGCTTACCCGGATCTATGGCAAAAATGTTATAAAAAATGTTGCAAATGTATTTGACAAATGTCAGACACTTATGGAAGAATTATTTTATTAGCAATTTCGCTAATCGAATCTAGGGGTTATCTTATGAAAAGAAAAGCAGGCCGTCCCGTCATTACTACGGACCTAACTATTCGTGTATGCGTGAAGGGACACGTCGGTAATTGGAAACTTACGCCACGTGGTTCTACATACTGCAAAACTTGTGCAGTGATTTCGCAAAAAGAACACCGTCTACGCCACGGCAAAGTTGTGCAACCAAAAAGTGCAATTGTCGCTTTGACAGAACGCCGTGAGTACCTAACTAAGCAGCTTGCAGAAGTTATGGTTTTGATTGCGGTGGAAGAACTAAAACTAAAACAAGAGTAAGAGGAAGCAACAACTAACGAACCCCGTCGCAAAGAGTGGCGGGGTTTCGTTTCACCCTGGCGATCTATGGTGATCTAGTTATAAAAAAGTTATCAAAATGTCTTTGACAATGTCAGTAGAGTATGCAACAATTCTTGTGTTGGCAGATTGCCAATGAACCAAAATCTTGGAGGTCATTATGGCTACTATTACAATTGTTGCAGATACCGAAAACTTTATGATGCTACTCGAGCACATGAGTCCGTTCGTAGTTCTAAAACATGGAGCGAACATCGCTAGCCGGTTGCAAGAACTAAACTACTACCCAGACGGGGATGACTACTACTGGATGGAAAAGCCGTACAAGTTTCCGGAGTTTTGGATTCCGGCTATCAACGGAACTTTGCACGAAGATGATTTAGAGATTATCGAAGACTAGACCCGATACCTATAAAGCAATGCCCCGCTACGGCGGGGTTTTGTTTTACCCTGGCTAGCCCGGTTAGATCTAACCTGGATCTTCGTTAGATCTAGCAGCTTACAGCGGCTGATCTTGCAACTCATTCGTTGTAAGTTGGCAGCTTTAGTTTAGATCTAGCCTGGATCTTGCAGCTGATCGCCTAGATCTTCGTTAGATCTTGCGGCTGATCTAGCAGCTTTAGCCTGGATCTTGCAGCGATCTAAGCGGCTTATTCGTTAGATCTTGCAGCTTAGTTGGTTAGATCTAGCCTGGTTAGGCAGCTGATCTAGCAGCTGATCTAGCGGCTTATCGGTTAGATCTTCGTTAGATCTAGCCTGGCTTTTACCTGGTTAGATTCCTGGTTAGATCGATCCGATTGCGCTCGCCGAACCCCTGCCGATCGTGGCAGGGGTTTCGTTTTGCTTGCGGTTGCAGCTTTAGGCGTTATCTAGCGTTATAAACCTGTTATAAAAAACTTGCGGTTTCGATTTGACACGCTTGCGATTTTATGCTTTGATTATGATGTTATCAATTGATAACGAAAACGAAACGCTAAAAATGAATGGAACTGAAATGTCAAAGTCTGAAACTGTAGTAGCCCCCGCTGTATTTGTGGATGAAGCAACTATTGCCCTGGTTGATGCGGTACGCAACTTGCGTGAAGCACAAAAGACTCTAGCGAATCAAGAAGCCGATTTGCGTGCCGAACTGATTAGTATTCTGAATGGTTCACGTATTGCCGTGAATTCTAGTGGCGAGGTTATCTATCAACTAGGTGAAGCAGAACGCCGTAATACAAACCTAGCGTTGCTAGAATCTGCCTATGCCGAAGCGTATAAGGCTACCGTGTCAACTACCGTTTACGACAAGTTGATTCTGTCTAAGCCGTAATGCGGTGAAGTAGTACGAAACCCCTAGTCAATAAGGCTAGGGGTTTTGCTATTCCATAAACTAAGCCTGGTTGCGCTCGCCGTATGTTCAAATTTTTAGTAAAGTATCTATTTTTATTAGTTATGATCTAGTCAAATCAGACTTATTTTTATAATTTTATAATTTTATAATCTATAAACTACTACACAAATGCTTAGGATCTTATAGCCATAAAATCTATTAGTTAGTTATTTACTAACCTGTAGCAGCTAGTAGCAGCTAGTAGCAGCTATCAGATACTTGATAAGTATCTCTATAGAAGTCAACTAATGAACTAATCTAAAAAGCTAAGAACTAAGAGATAGATTTAGTTAGCAATCTGATTACATTTATACAAAAGTAAAATAAGATCGTATAGACAAGACAAGTCAACAGTCTTAGTAAAATAAAAATACAAATAGCAAACAAGCAAGTTTATAAATAAATAAATAAAAATAAAATAGGCAATGCCCTTTAGCGCCTGGAAACAATTTTGAAGACCCCCGTATATAGGCGTTGCCCTCTCGCACCCCAAAAGCAGTAGACGTCTAGTATACCCTATTATGCCGATACCGCAAATATTTATGGCCAATTCCTCCCATCCTAAAGACCCCCCTTTTTAAAAATCGGCCTCCACAAATTTTCAAAAAATTTGTCCAACACTATCATATTTTTATTAAAAATCAAGAATAATAGACGCCTTTACTAGCCTTTAAATGTAATATTCTTCCCAAATTTGACATGAACGCCGGGTTAATGTGATAATCTAGATATGCAAAAGCACCCATGGCACTAAAAGCCGGAAGGTGCTTTTTGCGCACTGTGACAATACAACTGAAAATGATAATGTCTAACACCAAGACAATAAACGACCGAGTACTAAGGTATTCAATTCTGAAAGGTAGGTCGCTAAATGAAATGGCTAATTGGAATAGTCGCGGTACTAGTTCTATCCACTACGGGATGTGTTACACCACCAAAGGTAGATCTAGATGCCCAGTTTGTAACAGCTGAGATGAGTATCCCTGGCGGGGATCAAGCAATACTCGCCAAGTACTCGAAAGCTAATGTGACAACTACAAACAATAGGATCCTAACCGGCGAGCAAATTGCTCGACAGAAAAGGATCTTGCTACAACTAAATGAAAACACCGCTAACATGAACAAAGTACTAGACGCCCTTAAGGCCCGAGTACATCGGACATGGTACGTGTTCTCAGGTTCTACCCCCAGCGGGTGGGACTGCTCGGGACTTGTTCTTTGGGCATACGAACAGGTGGGCATTGAGTTACCTCATCGCGCATCGCAACAGAAGCTAGCTG